CCTACTCTCTTCCCTACACCAGTAGCACCCTGTTTAAGATTCTTACCAAGGGCTTGGTCTCTCATTAACTGCTGGTTTCTTAGCAGTTCTTGCTGTGCTGCCTTCTCTGATGCAAGACTAGTCTGCAGCATTACACCGATACTGTTAACAGTAGCACCCAGTGAGTTAATAGCATTGATAGCAGATCCAAAATCAGATCCTGCTACTGTCTTGTTACCAATGGATATTGTAAGTCCTTTACTCTTCGGTGCTGTAACGAACTTATAAAATCTAATTTTAGGTGAGGTACTTGCCATTATCCTCTAATGTTTGTCTCCGCTGATGCTCCAACCACTGTTGAACCAGAATCACCATTACCACCATTACTACGTCTAGCTATTGGTTGTACAATAACGGTACTACCTTCTGTTTGAATATCTCCATTAGAAGGGTTGGTACCTTGAACGTTTGCAGTTGTTGTAGCTACAGTATCTGCATTATTTATTTCAGGAGGAATAATAGTATTTTCTGCAGACATAGGAGTACCAAATAGTTTAGGTAATTCCTTATGTGGGTTCTCTGGCCAAGACCAATTTGGTTTCCATACAGAGAAGTTTAATCTAGTATCTGCTCCTTGATCGACTAACCTACCGATCATCTGACCAGCTTTTACTTTATCACCCTTCTTAACCAAAGGTTCCATATGAAGGTACCGATGGTGTCTCGCTGGCTCTCCCTCAGCCTCTATCTTAAGTTGAGAATTCTTATCCTTACCACCCTTAAAATTCCATCCAGATACAATACCACCAACAGCAGCAACAACTGCTTGAGTTAAACTCGTATCAGGTTTAGGTTTGAGTACAACACCCATACCATCACCCTTACCTTCTGCTTGAGGTGCACTCTTAAACCAAGAAGATGGTTCACCATCAAACTGACCATCCTTTAAAGGGAATATCTTACTACCAGTACCGTGACCAGCAGCTGCTGCTTCCAGCATTCTTGCAGACTCAGCTTGATGTGCTTGGAGCTCAGTTAACTGTGCTTGTTCACTCTCTACTCTTTCAACAGCATCAGATCTAGCATTCTCCAGTGCTTCAATATGTTCTCTCTGGAACTGTATTCTTTCACCTAAAGTATACCTATGCCAACCTGCTTCCTTACCATCCATTCCTCTCTCTTGTGCCATTGTCTGCAACCAGATTAACTTCTCTTTGGCAGCTTCAATAGCACGCTCTTTCTGTCGTACAGTTCTCTGTTCATCTCCCAGTTCTCTCTGAGCAGTATCTAACTCAGATTCTAAACCAAATACATTCGCTACCTTACCTGCAGTAGATTGTATACCTCCTACCATATCTCCTGCAGCCCCAACAAAACGTTTCAATCTTGCTACAGCATTCTTGATAGCAGGATTTTGCAGCCAAAGCTGAATCCGATTGATTGCAGCATCAGCAAATGGTTTTAAGAAGTCCCATACCTTTTCAAGTGCTGGTATCAGACTCTGCCAGAATTCTGAGAATGCCTTCATAGGACCTTCATAATATGATTTCATTACTGGCATCAATATCTCACCAAATACTCTCTTAATAGGTTCGAAGAGAGGTTTGATTGCATCACCAATGAATGCACCTATATGTTCACCTAAGAAACTACCTATAAACTGTCCTACAATAGGACCAAATGGACCTAGTATAGGTGTTAACAGTGCAGACATAGCAAGTCCACCCATAACTGCACCTGCTCCAGCACCTATTGCTACTGATGCACCTTCATCTTTACGACGGAATGCTGCACCAACACCCATTGCTACAGATAGACCACCACCTGCTAATACTTTTCCACCACCACGTAAAAGTCCACCACCTCTCCGTGCCATATTTCCACCGAAGGCTCTCAACCTTCGCATTCTGCGTATATTTCTCCACTTACCTAATCTCTGTCGTGCAGCAAGTTTCTTAGGATCCAGACCTCTCTTCATCTGTCCTTGTACAAACTTACGCAACCTATTAGCGTCACCAAATAGTTTCCAAGGCTTTAAGATACGATCTGCTAAGAATAATCCAGCAATACCACCAATTAATTTTAATGCACCTATAACAGGGTTCTTCTCACCAAATGCAGACATTATAAAGTCTACACTCTTCAGTACTACCTTAGATAATATCTTAAACCAACCACCAATTACTGTAAAACCTACAGATATAATCTTCTTATTCTTAGGATTTGATAGAAAGTCTAGGACAAACCAAGTAGCAGCAAACTTTAATAACTTTGTAAATGGTGATAGTAACTTCTGTAACCAAGACCACTTACCTTTATCTACTTTTGGTTTATTCTTCTCTACACCATCTTTAACATCCTTAGGATCAGCATTAAGCTTAGCTTCATACTCATCCTCTTGTTTTTTGACTAATTGTAACCTACTTGCTTCTGCTGCATCTCTTGCAGCTTGTGCCTTTGCTTCTAAAGTGTCAGTTATTATCCTACCAATATCCTCTACCGTATTACCCATCCTATTAAAAGCCAATGTCATTGACTTAATAGGATCATTTCCAGCACCAGCGGTACCACCCTTATCTTTTACAGCAAGGAAGGATCTTACTTTAACTTTTTTTACTTGTGGTGCCATTAAATCGAAGTACGATTAGATGCCTGTTGTTTGGCTTCTTCTTCTCTTAGATAACGAATCAGCAAATTCACGTATACATCCCTTTCCCACGGAATCATATTCTCTAACTCTGTCAAACTGTATTTGTGATATTGCATCATTGCAAAATTCACTTCAAACAGATTCATTAGAGAATCGTGGGCTAGGGCTATTCGAAAAAAGCCGCCATACCCTCCAATTTAATCTCACTTTTAACTTCAGTCTTAGGGTTAAAGACTTCTAAGGTATGTTCTAACTTAGGCATAGTTTCAAAGAAACCCTGTACCATAGCGAACTGTTGGGAGTTCATACCTTCAAAGAACGAGACTAGTTCTGCCTTCTTATAGTTCTTTGCATCTTCTACATCCTCACCAGTTGCAATCTGATCTACACAATCAGCAGCAAGATCAAATACATCATCAATATTAGGATTTTCAGATAGGTTATTCTTTACGAAAGTATCAATAGAAGGATATTTCATAACAAGGGTAACATCATCTGTGATCTTGATCTTCTTAGAATGATCTGGAGGTATAACAACATCCACTTCTTCTAAGTTAACTTCAACATCAACTTGTGTCTTACCATCATCAGGACAAGTAAGTTTAAACTCACTAATCTCACCAACTGACTTAGCACGAATACGAAGGAAAAGTAATTCGATATCAAATGTAGATAGGGTACCCACATTCTTTACGCTAGTACAGTTCTTGATGATCTCTTTAACTGCTTTAACCATTTCCTTTTGATCTTGTGATTCCATTGCTACGTAGAGTAGCTTTTCCTCACGAACCAAAAAGGGTCTATAGGTCACTTTCTTTCCCGAAGGTAGGTTGCACTCATATTCTGGTACAACCAGGGTAGGTAATGGCATAGTAATTCAATTCAGTACAAGTATTTAGTCGGTCATCTCCGTGTTACCAGGATGTCACCGTCATCATCTTCATCATCATCCGAAGGATCGTTTAATTCATCAATCCTATCCTTTAATGATTCGGATAAAAAACTGTCAGATTCTTTCACCCTATCAGTGAATTCCTTATCAGGAGTAAAATTTACAACTAATAGTTCATCACCCTCCTGAACTTCTGACATTTCAGGGTGTTCTTGAAATCTTTTCTTAGGGGGTTTTGGTGGTTCCATATTCCATCCTTGTGACATAAGTCTTATAGCACTAACAAGTAGGACTAACCACGTGGCAGTAAATATTATGTCAAATAAAGGATTCATTTGGGTAAATCAAATAGTATATTGTGTATGTAATCTATAGCCCACTCTTTATCGAACCAACTCGATAATGCTGCTATTGTTTTCTTGTTCTTCCTTTGCTGAGTAGAGTACCATACTTGGTCATCCATTCTCAGCATCGCATCAACATAGTTATCTTCTTTATCAATAGATTTGACCCAATCACATAATGTGTTTAAGTAACCCTCCAGTATCCTTATATATTCACCCACCTCTTCTTCATCTCGTATTCTAACGAATTTAAAATGAGGTGAGAATATATCATCACCCCATAAAGGTAAAACTCTTTTTTCTTTAAAAATATACGAGTTGCTAATAGGTGCTATCTGCTCATAAATCTTTTCACTCCCTCTAACAGGAGAAATATCTACAATAGCAGCAGTTATTACCGTCTTAGTAGCGACAATATCACACCCGAAGATAGGTATATTATAGTTATAGTCAGGAAAGAAGACACAATGTAATACATCGAGTCCTTTAACTTCTGAAGTTTCTAGATGGATCTTCCTGAAACCTGGTGCTTTCCACATTTCATTTTTAATCCATCCTGCTTCAAAATCAATATGCTCACAGTCGCATTCCAAAGGTTCAACTCCATCAAATGATAGAGCTGCATTCCTGATCAAATCAGCGATCTTTTCACGGACCATAACGAAATCATATTACACATACTATCTAGGCACTAAAGCAATCTGCTCCAATCAGAAGTGTACCTTCTTATATTGGTGATCATATTACCAACATCAGTCGCTGCATCAATGACTCTATCTAAGGTATCCACATTCTCGTTACGATTACGACGATTGACAACACTACGTGCACTTCTTATGGTTACTTCATCAGTAGTCCAGTCAGCAGTATTCTTAATAGTGGTACCAAGACGGAATCTCTCTAGGTAGAACTGTACATCCAATTTCAATAGTGATGTATGTTCGTTAGACATCTGTATAGTACTAACATTATAAGGGAAGCAACCAACTGCTCTCCACTGTGCTGTTATCTTATTATCTCTTATCTGTCCTACTCTCTTATTACCGTCAACAAATCTCGTTACAAGGTTAGATCCAGGCTCATACTTATTAATGAGAATATCTGAAGTGTACTTATCATAGAACATACTTCTGTTTTCAGTATCTCTACTAATACCATTCATCCATCTTTCAAAGAAGTTTCTATGCCATTGGTTCTTTGTTATTATAAACTGTATATTTAAATCTGTAGGTGTCTGTTGTGTAGCATATCTCCTCATCGATCCAAAGTTTGTTACTTCACCAGACATCATATTCCTTGATGGTACCGTAACCTGATCAGCAAAGAAGTCTATAGCAGTATAATAAGAGTCGGCACCTCCAAACTCATTCAAATCATAGACTAAAAACGGTGGTATAGATATCATCACCGTGTACATATTTGAGCGTGCTGGCTCAAACGCTCCTGTCGCAACGGTGTCTTTAAATCTTGTAAACGAAATTCCCATTAGTAAACGTGTTTCGATGGAATTGGTATATTCCTACCATTAATAGTAGTAACAAACTGTTCACAGGGGATCAACCCCACATCAGGCCACTCAGTACTGGGTACGTCATAAGTAGCGGATAAAACATTCTTTCTCAAGTATTTATGCAAGGTTTCCTTGGGTACTATCTTATTACCAGAAGCTAAGTCTGCACCAACGATTGTTCGGTACTCTGGTTCAACATAATGTAGGTTACCACCCCAGAAGTGAGTAGAGTCTTCTCCTAAGATATAAACCAAGGGATATACGTCCCAAAACCTATACCTTTCACCATATTCTGCTCTATATGTGAAGAAAAGCATTCTTCCAATAGAACCAGGCTCAGCAGATGGTGTCATTCCCTCCAATCCGTATTGAAATTGACTCCTCCACCAAGATGGTGCTTGAGATTTACCTTCTGCTAGGTCTTTAATGTCTTCGAATAGGCTCATAGCCCTAAATCGTGCTCTGTTAACACCACAAACTCCATCTTACGGTCTTTAGCATACGTTGTAGCAGCTTTCCACTTCGCCTGGTTAATACTATAAACTCTTATTTCATTAAGGTATTGTTTAGTTACCTTTACCTTAGGTTTTGGTCTTTTAGTCTCTTTAAAAGGTTTAACTTCTATAAGATATTCTTTAATACCAGTACCTCTCAACTTACCTTTAACATAGAAATCTGGGAAATATCTATGTGGTCTCCTGTCTACAGGTGAGATATAAGGTACAATTATCTCTTCTGAAGACCACTTTACAACGTTAGAATTCACGTCACACCAAAGCATTACTTTCTTCTCCCAAGAAGATCTATAAATAATGTTTGTAGGATCACCTTTATACTTGCCTGGGTTACTAGGTTTGAATCTTCCTGAGTAAGTTTTTCTCTTCGGCATATGTCAGATGCTCCATTAGTATATCCAAGATCAATTCCAACACAAGTACCTGGTGGGGATTCAATCAGTGCAGCCATCACTGATAGAGATGCCTATGAAACTAAAGTAGTGGATTACTTGGTAATAAAAGTATATAGTTCAGATAAGGGCAATCCTTACAAACACATTGGTGGCAACAATAGTGGTGAAGGTGCTCTATATAAGACTATTTATTTGTATTTACCCCAAGGACTAAAAGAAGAATACGGTGCTGAGTATGCAAGAACTACTCTAGGTGCTGCTGGTCTTGGTGCCATAGGTATGGTTAACTCTGCTATGGCTGGTAATGCAGGTGGTAGAAAGGATATGCAAGGTAATATGGTTCAAGCACTGCAACAAACTGCTGGTGCTGCTAAACCAGAATTTATTATGAATGCTGTTGGATCTGCTATCGGTACCGTAAACAGTGCATTGGGATTACAGGCAGACGGATTAGATGCCAACTCAATATCTGCACTAACAACTAAAAAGATTTTTAACCCATATCAAGAAACAACATTCAGAGGTACAACTTATAGATCACACAACTTCAACTTTAAGTGTGTACCAAAGAATCAACAGGAAGCTAGAGAACTGTATAGGATAATACACGTCCTACGTAAAGCAATGTTACCTGGAACAAATGATGGTACACCTGAAGATCTCAGGTTTGATGATGAGGGTGGAGAATTAACATCTGAACAAACTGCAAAGATTCTTGGTAGTGAGTCAGGTGGTGGTAGTAACCGTTTCCTTACAATACCTGACTATATGAGGCTAGGTATCATAAGGGTAGAAGGTGCTCCTAATGAAGATGGTGATTTAGATCTAATGGCAGGACAACCTGCAAGACTATCTAGAATTATGCAATT